TCTATCAATTCTTTCTGCTGTGCATCCGTCCAGGCGTCCTTCCCAATGGCTACCAGTTCTTCCTGGCGAGTCGGGCTGGAGGTGCTTGCCGGCTGGTCGATCAGGGTGCCAGTCCTAGCATCAGCACCGCTATCGACGGCTTCCAGTTCGTTGGCGTTGAGTGACAAAGCCGCGGCCATATTTGCAACGTGGGAATCGGCAGACACATCGAAACTGGCGCCGGCTGTCGTGTACAGGACATCTATCCATTCACCAGTGGCGACTTTACGGATATTACGAAACAACATTGGTGTACCTCCGGGTCGGTGAGAAGTGACGGTCTTCATACAGGGTACGGTCTGCCGGCGTATCAACCTCAATCAACTCCCTGATGGCATCGTAGGCGAATGGCGCCAAGGCGTGGGTTGTAATGAGCCACGTTAAGTAGACCTCGTGAGACTCCTTCGGACAGGTGCCAGGTAGCCACCGGGCCGCATATTTCTGCCAGCCTTCGTGCCTGCTTTGTTCACGGGACATCTTCAGGTCTGCCAGGGGAGTCGGTCCGTGCTTCCTCAGAAACGCATCCAACCCCAGGTCCGTCCCATGCACCACGGTCTTATAGTCATAGTTGGCGGTGGTCTTGTGGACCGTAACCCCATTGCCGAAGCACCAATTTTCCGGGAACCAGTCCCAGGTAATGCCGTCCCGGATACATATCTCACTCATCCGGTACTCGATGGGATAAAGCATCTCTTCGGAGCCATCCGCAAATACCCCTTCTTTGCGGTACTGTACCGCTGGGTCATGTTCCAGGATGGCGAGTTCCAGCACAGTTTCTACCGCATGTTGGACACCACCAGCGTTAAGAGTATTGCGTGGGAATCCTGCGAATATATATAACATCAGGAGGTTGATGTTGAGACGACGATCAATTCGTCCATCCCCAATGTGATAGCACCGTCATCGACCAATCCCTGGCCCGTTACGTCGGTTATGGTGGCGGTTGGCATATCTGCCATCTCGGCTTCTACGAACCCTCCATGGTTGCCCGCGGTCATCCAGCGGGATGAGCCTAGATAGTTGGAAACATTGACGTACATCTCGCCAAAGGCCACGCCCTCCTTCGCGGCGTTGCCGGTGCCAAGGTTGGACTGCGAATCAGCCCTTACCTCGGTCGAGTTCATCTTCAAACCGACCCGCACATCGTTGGCCGCTCCAGTTGTTTTGCGGAAGGCATATCGAACATTGACCGCCCTTGGACTGGCGATGCTCAGACTGCCAACGGTGATTACGTCTGCAGTAGATGTGCTGGTGGTTGTCCCCTCAGTAGAGTTCCCGCCATCAAGTCTCCAAGCACCACCACCAGCCGCTTGAAACGTCGGTGCCGCTCCGGCGCCATTACTGGTTAAAACTTGATCGGCATCCCCTACGGCCACCGCCGCTATGACCCCCGATGCGTTCCACGTTATCAGTTCGCCGTCTGTGCCGTCTGCCAATTTTGCGATGGCGAGGGCTTTGTCGGCTATAGCGGTCGCGTTCCCGGTGGACGTTACAACGCCCGTCAGGTTGGCGTTGGTGGAAACATTCCCAGCCGTCAGACTGGCCGCTGTTCCTGACACGTTGGTCATAACTCCAGATGCTGGAGTCCCAAGCGCGGGAGTCACCAGGGTCGGGCTCGTCCCAAAAACGGCCAGCCCGGAGCCGGTCTCGTTGGTTAAAGCACCGGCTAATTGTGCGGAGGTAAAACTCCCCAGGACCGCGGCATTTCCAGAGGACGTTACATGGCCTGTTAGGTTGGCGTTAGTCGTAACGGTTCCCGCCGTTAGGCTCGACGCCGTGCCGGATATGTTCGTCCCAACCAATGCCGATGGAGTCCCGAGAGCCGGTGTCACAAACGTCGGAGAGGAGACCCTGGCGACCGAGCCGGTGCCGGATGTGGCAACCCAGGCGGGGACTCCCCCGGTGATCTCCAGGACGTTAGTATTGGACCCTATCCCAAGCCTGGAAAGTTGCGTCGATGTCGATGCATAGAGAATATCCCCGGTGGCCTGGGAATTGAACTGATGCCCGGTAATGAGTTCGTACTCGGCCTTGGTTAATATAGCGCCAGGGTCGATGTGGATAAATTCGTTCGCCATTTATTAAGCCCTCGCTAATACGCCCTGGAATCCGCCGCCCAGGACGGCGTCTCTGATGACGCTGGTCACCTTTTGCTGGAAGTCATCGAACCCATTTACGTCCCCGTTGATCACCAGGTTGATCGTCATCCCGGCGCCGCGGCCACGCCCAAGCGGGACGACCGCTTCCGGGCCGGACTCGCCCAGCATCGCCAGCGTGGGCCGGTTGACGATGCCGCCCTTGGCTAGACTTGGAATCTCCGGGATATTAGGCATCCCGACTGAGAATCCCCCGACCCGCCCGACCCCTGGAATATCCACACCGGGGACTGTGATCTTGATGGAGTTGATCCGCTGGATGAATCCGTTAATCGTACCGATAACGCTATTGATCGCGCCCTTGATGCCGGACACCATGCCGTCCCATATTCCCAGGACTCGGTCCTTGACCGATGTGAAAGCCCCGACGATGCCGTCCTTGATGCCGGAGAATACGTTGACGATCCGGGTCTTAAAACTGAGCGCGGTCGTCATCACGGCGCCGGTGACCCTGGAGAAGACCGCCTTGATGGTGTCAAATATCTTCTCCCAGTTGTCCCGGAGAAAGAATATGGCCTTGATCAGCGACCCCCCCGGAAGTATCCAGCCCAGCTTGGAATTGTAGAGGTCGGTTATGGTCGAGAATACCTTCTTGACGATGGCCGAGATAAAATTAAAGACCTTGTCAAAGGTCACCTTCAACGCCAGGACTATTTTGTCCCAGTTGCGCCAGATCAGAATCCCGGCGGTGATAGCGGCGGCGATACCCACGACCGCCAATGTCACCGGGAGCATGGATAAGCTGAGTGAGCCGAATGCCACGCTGAGTATCCCGATCGACGCCGCCATCGTTGGCAGTAGTAACAGAAGCGGCCCGACCACCAGAGCCACCGCTCCCAGGGCCGCGACCACTATCATCAGGACTTTGGTTAGTTGGGGATGCTCGGTCGAGAACGCGATGAGCTTGGTCGTCACCTTCTCCAGGAGGACCGCCATCGTGGTCAACGCCGGCATCAGAGCCTTTCCAAATTCTTGCTGGAGGTCGCCCACCCGGTTCTTGAGTTGGACCATCGGGTCCGCCGCCGCCTCGGCCTGACCGCCGAATTTAGCCATGATGGCCGCGATAACCTCGGTTGACCCGGCGCCCTTCTCCACCTCGATCCCGTACCTTTTCAGCGCGGAGGTCTCGCCGCTGATGGCCCTCGCCACCAGGGTCGAGGCCGCGCCCAAATCCATCCCCTTCCCTGCCGCCAGGTCGAGGACTGCCGGCAATGCCGCCATCGCGGACTCGTAGTCCCCGGAGACACTGATCAAGCCCATCAGGGCGTCCCGCTGGGCCTCATCCCCGAAGTTCGTCTTATTCTGTTGCGCGGCGATGACCTTCTCGATGGCCGCGGCCTGGGCATCGTAGGATGTCCCGACGTTCTTCAAGGCCACATCCAACTGGGCGATGCCGATGGCCTCCTCCTGGGCGGACTTGACCGCGGAGACGCCGAGCGCGGTTATCCCGGCGCCGATAGCCGAGAGGCCGACGCCGATGGCCTTCCGGTGTTTCTTGATGCCGTCCGCCATCTTCCCGAAGGCCGTCTGGGTGCTTTTGAATCCAGCCTGGGCATTTTTCGGGTCGGCGGTAATATTGATTTCGACGGTATTAGCCATCGCTCTCTGGTTGTCCCTCCTGGACTATAGCCACCATGCGGAGGAGTGTTACGTCCTCGGCCATCAACTGGGATGGGAGGCATGAATACCTCTGGCAAAGGCCGTCTATCAATTCGGCCTCCTCCAATTCCCACGGTTTGGTTATCATTCGCCCGTCGCGGTCGATGCCGCCGCCAACGTGCTTAAATCGCCTGATGGCGGTTCTAAAGGGACGGGAACTGCCGACACCGCCTCGATCCAATGCTGGACGATGAGCATCGCCAGACTGAGCGGAATCTGGAGCATCCCGTCCCCGGTCGCCGGGACCGGCTCCCCGGATGCGTCCTCCAGGTTCCATTCCATCAAGACCTCGCCGCCGAATAGCTCGGCCATCTTGGCCTGGTCGTCGCCCTCGGCCGCTTCCCGTAGGGCGATGTAGTGGGCGAAGCTGACATTCAGCTTGACCCATATCTCGGCCCCGTCGTAGTCCGTCCCGCTAAAGGTTATGTGGGCGGTCTGGTCCGGGATGCGGAATCCCTTCTTTGTCTGGGGCATTGTCCCGTTAGTTGCCACCACTTAGGCCCACGTCGGTACAACGCCGCCGGCAAGGGCGCCGGGTGCTGACCAGGTCAGTTCCCCGGATGCCGACCGGCTCAAGGCGTAGTCGGTATAGAACAACTCGCCCGGTAGGGTCTGGCCGGAGACCGCCAGGGTCGTCGTCCGCGCCACGCTGGTCGATGAGACCGTCTTGAATACATCGTGGCTCATATTCGACGCATCGTTGAAGACGCCCGAGATCGCCACCGTGAAGTCCGCCAGGAGTAGCAGTCGTTCCCTGGCCGACTTGTCCAGCCCGGTGATGTCTTGCTCCTCCCTCGGTGTGGCGATGTCTATCGAGGTTATGTCGTTTGAGATCGTCCGGGCCGACCCGCCCGAATCGTCTATGATCGCGCTCATTCCTAGACCTGATTCTTTAGCCATTTACACTCCTCCGATATTGGTGGTCGTTCCAGTTGTCCATAAATTCCAGCGGCTCCATGACCCGGTTGTCCCTGGTCAATATCGGGTCTCGCTCGACCGCTACCCTATGCCCTCCACCTTGGCCGGTGAAGCACTCCTGTCCCGGTGAAAATACGAAAACGACCAGGCCGTCCTCGCGCTCCTCCCTGAAGCCCATATTTGACCGGCGGATCATCTCGATGTTGGCTATATCATTCGCCGGGAGGATGGTCTTCCATCCATTCGCAAAGTTGACGCATCCGATCTCAAGACAACTCACCTCCCGCCAATGGTCCCGTGGGCGGTTGAGGACGTAATGGGTCAATAACCCTCGGCTAGTCATTCTCAAGCACCTTCATCCCAAGTGCCACTAATCCTCCAATGGTTCCGGTTGCCACTTCCACCATGTCGGCGTAGATCGCATACCCGGTGATACAACCCAGGAGGGCGATGGCAAGAAATATCTGCGGCCTGAGTTTCCCCATAGGAAACATGGCTACAACCGTATCCAATAAAGCCCGATGTCCGAGTGGTACATCGCTTGTTCTCTAATTCGGCAGATGCGGCAGACCCTAACGGCCCACTCCTCCGGATGCGGTCTCCACCAATGTCGGTTGAACCAGCACATCAATAGACCTTGACGGCGGCGAGTCTTACCAGTCGCCGCGGCCCCTCATATAGCCAGCCCAACATCACCGCGCCCCCGATGACGGCGACCAAACCGGCCAGGACTGGCAGGGCTAGGAGTCGCATAAGACGCCCACTCCGTAAGCCAGCCCGACCAGGAAGACCAGGCCGGTAAACATCAGGATACCGATGGCCCAGAATACGGTGGTCCAATCCAGGCTGAACCCATAACGGTTAATCCTATTACGCATCATCACTTGCCACCGTACCCGCCATAGTCCCGGCGCTCCCCGCTCGGCAATACCCCGATCTCTCCCAGCTCCCGGAGTACGTCCGCGAAGCCTTCATGGTCGCCCATGATGGTCGCCATCTGGTCGTTTGCCAGCACAAGGTCGGTCTCCAGGCCGCTTATCCGGTCACCGATGTCGTTGGTTATGGTCACCAGGGCTCCCGTTTGGTCGGTGTGGAGGTTCGTCCGGAGCGTCCGCTCGTTCTCCATCCGCTCGTTGATGGCGGCGATCTCCTCCTGGACGGTGGTTATCTGCTTGACCGCGTCGGTAACGTCATTCCGGACGGTCAGCACCCAGCCGATAAGGCCGACCGCTAGTAATACCAACGGGAGGACGGCGCCGATGAGTCCGAGATGTTTCACTATTGCACCAGTATCGGCGTATCGGTGATTGAATTTGTGATATTTTTTGCCTCGGTGCTGGCTTGAATTATGCAGCTCGCCTGATCCACGCCACTCCCGTCCCCGATCAGGTTACTTGACCCCATTGTCAAAGACCCGATGCGCATCCGGTTGAGGTTGAGCGACCCGGTATGCGCCTTAACTCCCGACAATATCAGGTTGTTCACATATGCCCCGCTCGGTCCTGTAATAAACACCTGGACGCGGTCAACAATGCTATTGTCTACCAGGTATTCGGAAGATAGCCTCTCGGACGAGAGGACTTGCTCCGGAACGCTCGGCGATACGGTCGCGCTCATAGTATGCCCATCGCATTTCATCCCCGTGGTAAGGTTGGCAACCTGGGATTCTGACATGGAAAACGACGGAAAACTGCTCTCGGTAACGGTCATAGTCCCCACAAACAGAAAAGCCTTGGCTCCAGTAACGCCGACACTTGCGGGGCGAATATCGAACGCCTCGGTGATGCCAGCGCGGCCCAAACTTGTGGCGTTTATGCGGAGGGTAGAAATCCGCGCCCCGTCACCGAGTCTTATAGATAGGGTTTGAGATTCCGTCCCGTCCGGGTAGTCCTTGTTCTTCTTGCCCATCGTCTGGAGTCCCGCGGTGGTCACCTGGTACTCGGCTGGCTCCGGCCAGTTGTAGGTCGAGGACGCCACATCTTTGATGGCGAAATAAAGCCCGACGCTCACCGCCGCCGCGCTGACCACGATAGCCAATACAACGACCGTCGAAACGTGCCGGTTAGCGAAGCCCACCCGAAACATTTTGAACGCCGGCAATCTGGGAGACGGTATCCGCCGGTCTCCCACCATTCGGCATATCTTCTCAAATAGCGTCATTTACCATTCTGTCCTGGTGCGCTGAATAATGACTGGAGGATGCCGGTGACCGGGATAGTTAAGATGGAGAGGGTCATTACCAAAGGTTCGACGTTGGATAAGACATGCTGGCTGGTGGTCGCTGAGATTATGATTCTGGACCCCAGGAATAACCAGGTGAACACGACCGGCGCCGCTATCACCAGTCGGACAATGTCCCCGGAGGTCATCTGTATCTTTTCGGACTTGTCGTCGGTCGCCTTTAATCGTGCTAATTCCTCCCTCGCGAGGCGCAATTCCTCCTGGAGAGCATCGTCCGCCGGCGTTGTCATCAGAAGGCGACATCATCCTGGCTTGTCCCTCTCCTGGTCGATACGCAGAAGTCCAGGTTCGAGAACGTCCCGGTGGTCGTGATCCGGAGATACCGTTCCACCGCCCCGCTCACCGTCACCCGTTCCGCCGTCGGGGCCGCTGCCGCGGCGACCGCCGTGAAGGACAGGACCGTGGCGAAGGCATCACTGGACCCGTTATCGCTGGACTGTTGAATGGTCACGGTCGGCGTCCCGGAATCGATGTCGGTTATCTCCAGGTATGCCACCATGCCGGCGCTACTCGCGGCGCCGTCGTCCCGGCTGGTCGAATTGCCAGCGCTGGAGTGAGTCTCCTTGCCGGTGGTCAGAGTGTCACACCAGTCCAGGGAGACGCCGTCCGCCTGGGTGTCGATGGTAAAGGACAACGACCCATCGGCCCCGCGGCTTGGGTCATAGTTGATCTGCTTCCCTACCAAACAAGCCGCAAC